TTGCCGCGTCGTTTGGGAGGTGCGGCAGGCGATTTGATCTTTGGCAATTCAGAAGATGTAGCCGCAAGTTCCTTCACCATTTCCGGTGTGATAACGGTGCGTTCCAATCCTTTTCCTGTCTCAGCAGCCAATGCTTCCTTGAAGCCCATTCGCACGCGCCAGAGCGCGAGGAAATCTTCGATGGCTTTGACGCGGTGGAACAGCACTGCGTCCTTTTTGATGAAGTCCACCGTAACCGCGTTCGGCGGGCTGGCTTCGGTGCGTTGCGGCACGAACAACGGCGGTGTGTTGTAATCCGGTCCCCAGTGTGAGTGAATTAGATTCGTGTGCTGCGCTCTCGGCACGAGGAATTCCGCCGCGATCATATCGTACGCCCGCACCGTGCTTTGGAACTGCGCCACGCCCATCTTCGCCGGCTTCACCGGCCCAGTGAATCGCGCATCTTTCCACAGCTCGCCTAAGCGAACGTATGCGTTCTGCGGGTATATCGCAATGGCTGAGAGATATTTCTTCGGCAAGCCTTCCGCCGCCGATTCATTGTCCATCAGTGACCCCATGAATGGCTTTGGCGACTTCGCGTATTCGTCGGCCAGAGCATTGAGCCAGTCCGCACGCAAGGGCACGCTGTCCGGCTCTAGCAAGAGCCAATTCATTCTGTATAACTCGTAAACTTGTCTAGCTGCTGCTCGGAAAGTTAAATTCGCGGCAAGTGGCCATCCTTTTGCGCCAGTTTGAATCACCATAGCCTGAACGGAATGGAATGTCGGACGCACAATTGAGAGCATGGATTTGATGCGCTCTTGAGGAACTTCGGAATCAGCCGCAATAAGCAATGAGTGTGCCTCGACGTTTTTAAGCTCAGCAATCCAACGGAGCAGAATTTCGGCGTTATCGGCATCACCAAGATGGGTGGGTAGAATTACGAGGAGTGGTGTCATAGAGTTTGTTTTTCGGTTTGCATCCAGCAATAGCTGGGCATAGCCATCAGGGTTTCATCGTCAGTGTGCGCTAAAATTGTTTCGATTGGCACATGAATCTTGAGCTTTAGGGGGCATCGACAAAGGGCGCACGAATGAATGTTTTCTTCGCCCTCAACACGCAACCTTAGATGCTCTCTTACATTCATCTGCTCGGCGATTGCACGGACCGTACTCGCTGTCAGTTGCAGCAGCGCATGACCATCTCGATTGTGCGGGCATGGTTTACCTTCTGGCGCTCCGCTCAGACACACGTTGGCTCGCTTCTGTGCAATCGCAATGTCCACTGGCTTGGCTCCGCTCCCAAGCCAGTCCACGAGAATCCTACCGCCTACCGCCGCATGTTTTACAAGGCTTTTTGACTGGTGGTCGATTGCTGCCCGAACTCCCGTTTTTTTTTGAGTTTGACACCACGCCGGATCGTTGTGCAGCCGGACGCAGGTGGCTTCCTCGATGTCGTGAAGTGCTTCTTTGGGTGTCGCTCTTGGTAGCCCATTGCCGGCCCGGAAATCAGCAATGTTTCTTGCGAGTTCCCACACAAGGCCCATAGATTTCCACGACTTAACGGTGCCATCAGGAAGTGTTTGAGACAAAATCCATCCACCGGGCGGGACTGTGGTCAAATTTCGTAAAGGCACAAACGCCTTATCCGCTCTTTCGCGGGCTTTATCAAGCAGCAGTTTTCAGGCGCATGGACTGAATGAGTTTGTAATGACGTGCGTTCAGGTCCGCGAGCCACGATTTTCCGCCGCCTTCGGTGAACTTGTCAGCGCCGAGTTTTTGGATTTGCAGACCGCGTTGGCGCGCGCCTTCGACTGCCGTGGCCAGCCAGTCGGCTTCGTCAGGCGAGCGACCGAGGCGTTGCTTGGTTTTCTCCTTCGGCTCCACGTCGCGTTTGTTGTTGCCGACGTATCCCCATTCACGCATGTAAAACTCGTTGGCGACCGATTCTGGCAATTCACGCAACTGCTCGCTTTCAACCAGCCAACGCACCGCAAACCAGAATTCGCTCACGCGCTTTTGATATTCCTCGTCGCAACGCTTCAATCTGCGCTGATTCGTCGCGTCCACGATGTAAAGGTCCAGACGTACCGGCCTCGTTGATGGTCGTCCTCCAAATTCACAGGGAACGGGTATGACATTTCCGAACACGCGGGCAAAAGCTGCGCCCAAGGTGCCGCGTCCGGTTGAATCGTAGAAGATGTTCTCGACCGGAATAGCTTCGCGCAGACAATCATCGCGCACATGCTCCGCAATTTCATCCTCCGGCTCCGCGCCGCGCTTCATACCGATCTTGATGACGTGCGGCTTCTCCACGCGCACGATTTGATGTCCGTCTGGGTCTTCGCCGAATTCGATCCAGCCCCCGACGCAGCGGTCCCCGCCATACGCCGCATCTATCGAATAAATCTTGGTGCGTTTCACGCCTTTCCACGTCGCTTTCTCGAAAGCCTTGTGGATCATGCAAAGCTGTTTGGTCAGCACGCGCTGCGAGTCCTCGCCGGGGCGCATAACACCCAAACACATCGCGCAAAATTCTTCGCTATGCGGACCATAGAAACGGAGCGTCGAATCAATGCGCTCTTGGTCGATCAGAAACGGGTAATGCTTGCCATTGCCATCGAAATTCGGCGAATCGGTGCCGACGAAATTGATGCACTTGCCCTTGGCGTACTTGGTTTCCCAAATCGTCGTCTTGGCGATGTCGCGCACGCTACCCCAACCAAGCTCAGGCTCGCATGACTGGCCCATTGGCGAATGCTCACCGTTCACAGGATTTGCAATCGGGATGAAGAAAAACCGCTCGTTCTTGTCCAGGTTGGACGTGGCGCGAAGATACGAGATGTCCATGAGGCTGCATTCGTCGGCGACGAGGAATACCCACTTGTTCTTGATCCCGACGAAAGGGCCGATACCGACCCAGTGTTCGCCCTTATAGCACGCGATGCCGATGATGCCGTTCCTGAAATCCCGAGTTTCGCCGTCTTCGCTCCTGTCGGTGATGATGCAGCGTTTGTAATCCAGCGCCACACCCGGCAGTTCTTCCCATCGTGCCTTGGCTTGTTTGTGCAGCTTCTTCACTTCTCCGAGAATGCCGAGGTCCAACTTCTGCACCGTGGTCGTCGTCAGCAGGATCGTCGTTTCTTCTGGGTAAACGAAGTAATGCGATAGCACGAATTTGCTCGCGTAATATGTCTTGCCGCTGCTGCCAGGTCCGAGCAACCCGACCATGCCGCGCTTTCGGAACTCCATGCAGTCCGTGAATTCTTTCAGAGCAAGATCGCTCCACTTGTTGTGCTCATCATCTGGCCAGATTATTGAGTGCAAGGCTCGGAAGTGAGTGAACAGATTCGTTCCCTGCCAGATCATATATTGTTCGATTTCCAGCGCCGTTGTGCCAGCGGGCCAGTCGAGGTCGTATTTCTCAAATGCAGCGGAAGCCATTGACGGACGTTACTGGAAGGCGCAATCTAAGCCAACCTTAACAAAAGGCTTTTATGATTGGATTAGTGGACTGCTGTGTTCCCTGTAACAACGTCGAGGAGATCGTAAATATTCCGGGTCCGAGCGGAATTGACGGAAATCCGGGCGCGGACGGCGCAGCGGGGGAGAATTCTTTTACATTCACGGTTAGTGATTTTGTCGTGCCTCCAGCAGATGGAACAACTCCAGTCACGATTGAAGTTGAGAGCACGGGATTCATGGCTGTCGGTCAGCCACTTTTTATTCCGGGCGCAGACTTCGTAATCGTTTCGGCAATTATCGACGGAACGCATTTCAGCGCGGTCAGCCCCGATTGGGAAAGCAACACGCACGCTGGCGATACGATTTCTGCGGGTGAAAAAGTTTCTCCCTCCGGCTGGCAGCCCGCCGCGCCATCGCTACCTGCCATTGACGCAATCGCAAAATACGGCTCCGGCACCGCGCATACGATCACCGGCGCGAGCTTCGCCGCCGTGGTGTTCGGAACAAGCGGCACGCAGGAAATCACGCTCACGACCGCTGGGACTTGGCTTTTGCAGGCCCGCGCTCGCGTGGATTACAACGCTGCGACCTTCGCGGCCGTGAGAACAGTCAGTTTCAAAAACCGTCGCACCAATAATACTGCTGGGGATGTTGCGAACTCTGCGACCGCATTCAAGACGCCGCTCTCTGGGGCTGCTCTGACTTACACCGCCTTGGATGTTGTTTTCCCCCCTGTGCAATATGTGACGGCAAATGTGAACGACGTTTTGCAAATGCAAGTGGCCATTGACACTGACCCTGGCGCCGGTTCTGTGCAAATCATCGAAGCGGACATCATCGCAACGT